GTAAACCACTTTCGCCAAAACACGGGAGTTATACACATAGTTATCCACATATACACAGAGAAGCACCCGACATATTAGGTTCACACGGGACATGTACATACCTAAATGCGACATGCTAGTAAATAGAGCTTGACTTTTTCAATACCTCATGGTATAACTGCTTTGTCTGTTTCACTTAAGGTGCTCATATAAGGTTCCTTCCTCTAAACACTTAAATGCCTTTACCTGATTGCTACTAGAAAAGGAAAAAGCACTTAAAGTACCTTCCTCTAAATGGCTTATCTGCCAAACACCTTAAGTGTAGGGTAGACTAGTTGGCTAAATCGCCAACACCTCAAGTGCCACACTCAAAACCCTAGATCGCCAACACTATAGATGTATTGTAATTTAACTAATTACATTGAATAGTAAAATAATGCTTGACATTTAACTTAATTTGGATATAACTGTACAATATGAATGAATCAAAGGATATGATTGATACACGAACAGACGATATGCTCCTTGAAAGGATGTATGCTCTGTTGAATCAGAACAAACTGATGCAGGCTAACCTTCCCCACTCTACTACGTACTACGTAAGAGAAGCATTACACGCAAGGACAGGTAAACGCTACACATTCAAACAGATCAACATGGCTATTAACCTCTTTGAAAAGAGACAGAAAGAGAAATTATGAGAACACTATCAGAACAGCAGCAGTTATTCCTACAAGTCTTATTTGAAGAGGCTAATGGGTCTATCACAGAGGCTAAGAAGCTGGCTGGCTATGCTGCTAGTACTTCTACTACCTCTATCGTTAAGTCATTGAAGGACGAGATAGCAGATCACACTCAGATGTACATTGCCCGTAACGCACCTCAGGCAGCTACAGCTATGGTGTCTGCCTTACGTGATCCTACACAGCTAGGAATCAAAGATAAGATGAATGCTGCTAAAGATATGATGGATAGAGCAGGATTTGCCAAGACTGAGAAGGTGGAAGTTAAAACAACAGGGGGTATCATGCTCCTACCACCCAAAGAGTCATAACCGAATTAGCAGGAACACTAAGCACTTACGCCTAGATATAACAACAATAATGAGTGGCTTATAGTGTTCCTGCTTCCCCCACAAAATAGTAGCTGACTAGCTACAGGAAGTAAATAACATGGAAGCAATAGCAATGCCCAGTGCAGGTGAGTATGAATTGCCTGACATTGATATGGATTCATACGAATGGGTTCCTATTCCTCGCATAGGTAGGACAGTTCCCTTTGGATACATGCTATGTGAAGATGATAACGACATACTTATCCCTATACCAGATGAACTAGACTTACTTGAACAAGCAAAGAAGCATCTAAGGTTATATTCCTATCGTGAAGTAGCTGCATGGTTAACTACACAGTCAGGACGTAGCATTTCTCACATGGGTCTAAAGAAGAGACAAGACAGTGACAGGAAGAACAAGACTAAAGCTAGAAGCGCAAACTACTGGGCCGAAAGGTACGCCAAAGCCAAAGCAATTGCGGAAAAGTACGAAGCGCACAGAAAAGGTGCAAGAAACTTTGCCGATAGAAGATTCACCTAGCAAGATAGTCTTGGCAGAACAGCTAGAAGAAGTAGATGTAGCTGAACAGAATATAATATTCTCACCTAACGTGGGGCCACAGACAGACTTCCTAGCTGCTGGTGAGAGAGAAGTACTGTATGGTGGCAGTGCTGGTGGTGGTAAGTCTTACGCAATGTTAGCTGACCCACTACGCTATATAACCCACCCTCAGTTCTCAGGATTAATACTACGTCATACTACAGAAGAACTACGTGAGTTGATCTGGAAGTCTCAGGAGATGTATCCTAAGATAATTCCAGGCATCAAGTGGTCAGAACGTAAGATGACTTGGACTGCTCCATCTGGTGGCAGACTATGGTTCTCCTACCTTGATAAGGACGATGACGTATCTCGTTACCAAGGACTATCATTCTCTTGGGTTGGCTTTGACGAGTTAACTCAATGGGGTACATCCTATGCTTGGGATTACCTACGATCACGTTTAAGAAGTACAGCACCTGAACTACCCATATACATGAGAGCATCGACTAACCCAGGTGGTCGTGGTCATGCTTGGGTAAAGAAGATGTTCATTGATCCTGCACCTTACGGGGAGCCATTCGATGCTACTGATTCAGAGACTGGCAATCCAATGATCTACCCGAAGGGCCACTCCAAGGAAGGTGAGGCACTTTTCCGTAGGAAGTTTATTCCTGCGAAGCTATCTGATAACCCTTACTTGACTGAGACAGGTGACTATGAAGCAAACTTACTATCATTACCAGAGCAACAGCGTAGACAGTTGCTTGAAGGAGACTGGGATATTGCAGAAGGTTCAGCTTTCCCTGAGTTTAATAGGTCTATACACGTTGTGGAACCTTTTGAAATACCCAATAATTGGACTAAATTCCGCGCTGGAGACTATGGTTATGGGAGTTACTCCGCAATTGTTTGGTGCGCTGTTGCTCCAGATAACCAGTTAATAGTATACAGAGAGATGTATGTATCTAAAGTATTAGCAGAAGACTTGGCTGATATGATACTAGATGCAGAAAGTGAAGATGGTGGTATTCAGTATGGTGTCTTAGACTCCTCCTGCTGGCACAAAAGGGGTGATACTGGCCCTAGCATAGCAGAGCGTATGGTAGTCAAGGGATGCCGATGGAGGCCATCAGATAGGTCAAAGGGAACTAGAGTCTCTGGCAAGAACGAATTACACAGACGCTTACAGGTAGATGAATTTACGGGAGAACCTCGTATGGCTATATTCAATACTTGTAATCATCTTATATCTCAACTGCCTATCATACCATTAGATAAAAAGAATGCAGAAGATATAGATACACATTACGCACACGATCACTTATACGATGCACTTAGGTATGGCATTATGTCCAGACCTAGATTTGGTGTATTTGATTATGATCCAGCAACAGCAAGACCTAACAGTCAGTACTTAGCAGACCCAGTGATGGGTTATTAACTTAACATTTTGTGAGTAAGAAATGGCAGAAGAACAATTACCAGAACTAAGCAGTGAGACTGTATCATTAGATGATGTATCTGAATCATCCGAAGAGAAGGTGTACGTAAGTCGCTTAGTCGATATAGTAAATGAACGATTCACAAAAGCAGAGACTGCTCGTAGGCAATACGAAGATCAGTGGCTACGTAACTACAAGAACTATCGTGGTGTGTATAGTGATGCAGTTAAGTTCACTGAAGCTGAGAAGTCTCGCGTATTTATTAAAGTTACTAAGACTAAGGTACTAGCTGCCTATGGTCAGATGATCACAGATGTACTATTCAGTGCAGGTCGCTTTCCTTTATCTGTAGATCCTACTGTGTTGCCTGAGGGCATTGCAGGTGATGTACATTATGATCCAGCAGCAGAAGGTCAAGAAGGAGAATCTCCCTATGGCTTTGCTGGTGATGGAAAGGAACTACCAGCAGGTGCTACAGAGTCCTCACTAAAGCTAGGGCCATTAGAAGACAAGCTAGAAGGCAAGGATCTTAAAGAAGGTATGGGTTCCTCTCCTACCTCAGTTAACTATAATCCTTCTATGATTGCAGCTAAACGTATGGAGAAGAAGATCCATGACCAGCTAGATGAATCAGAAGCAACTAAGCAACTACGCTCTGCTGCATTTGAGATGCCTCTGTTTGGTACGGGCATTATGAAAGGGCCAATGGCAGTAGACAAAGAGTACCCTGACTGGGACGAGGATGGTAACTATGTTCCTGTTACTAAGACTGTACCTAAGGTGTCTTATGTTTCTGTGTGGGACTTTTATCCTGATCCTGATGCTGCACATATTAGTGACTGTCAGTACTCAGTACAACGTCACAAGATGAATCGTAGCCAACTACGTGATCTAAAGAAGCGTCCGTTTTTCCGTAAGGATGTTATTGAAGCTGTAGTAGATCATGGTGAAAACTATACTAAGAAATATTGGGAAGATGATCTAGTAGACTACCAGCTAGACTCAGGCGTAGAACGCTTTGAGGTACTAGAGTACTGGGGCGTTATGGACATGGATACCATAGAAGAGTATGAAATTGAAATACCAGAAGAGCTAGAAGATGCAGACGAGTTACAAGTTAACATCTGGATTTGTAATGATCGTGTTATACGCTCTGTGCTTAATCCATTCAAGCCTGTACGTCTACCATACTACGCTGTGCCATATGAGCATAACCCATACTCACTGTTTGGTATTGCACTAGCAGAGAACATGGATGATACACAGACTCTTATGAATGGTTTCATGCGTATGGCTGTAGATAACGCTGTACTGTCAGGTAACTTGATCTTTGAAGTTGACGAGACTAACTTAGTTCCTGGTCAAGACATGCAGCTATACCCAGGCAAAGTATTCCGTAGGCAAGGTGGAGCACCAGGCCAAGCATTGTTCGGTACTAAGTATCCTAACGTGTCAGGCGAGAACCTACAGTTGTTTGACAAAGCACGACAGTTAGCAGACGAGTCTACAGGCTTACCTTCTTTCTCTCATGGACAGACAGGTGTTACAGGGGTAGGTCGTACCTCTAGTGGTATCAGTATGTTAATGAATGCTGCTGCTGGCGGCATCAAGACTGTTATCAAAAACATTGATGACTACTTACTAGGGCCAATGGGTAAGAGCTTCTTTCACTTCAATATGCAGTTTGACTTTGATAAGAGCATCCGTGGTGACCTAGAAGTTAAGGCCCGTGGAACAGAATCACTTATGGCTAATGAAGTACGTAGCCAACGATTGATGCAGTTCTTACAGGTAGGTGCTAATCCTAACCTTGCACCTTGGATGAAGTCTCAGTACATCATCCGTGAGATTGCAAAGTCTATGGAGTTAGATCCTGATAAGGTTACTAACAACATTGAGGAAGCACAAGAACAAGCTATGATAATGCAGAAGCAACAAGCTGAAGCACAGGCTGCACAGGCACCACCACAAGGACAGCCAGAACAAGGTGGTGCTACTAATCCTGCAGATCCTACGGGAGCAGGTAATGGAAACATAGGAGTTGGTATGTCACCAGTTCCAGGAGAACAAGGATTTAGCGGCAATGAACCTGCACCTACTGAAGCCCCTATGTAACACTAAAGATACATGGGAAGGATTTATAGAGTATATGGATTATCTCATAGAGCAACAACACCGAAAGATGGAACAGACTACCGACACAAAGGAACTGTTTCAATCTCAAGGTGCCATTCAGCAATTAAGATCATTGAAGTATTTACGAGAGAGAGTTAACGATGAAAACTAAGGGTTATGATGAAGGCGGTTTCTTAGATGATGGTTCTAGTGTAGACCCTATCTCAGGTAATGAAGTGCCAACTGGCTCCTTGCAAGAGGAAGTTAGAGATGATATTCCTGCTCAGTTAAGTGAAGGTGAGTTTGTAGTTCCTGCAGACGTTGTTCGTTTTATTGGCTTAGACAAACTCATGAAGATGCGAGACTCTGCAAAAAAAGGTTTAGCTTCAATGGAAGAAGAGGGCCAGATAGGTGGCTCTCCTGCACCCGATATGCCTATGGATAGGGGCATGGAAATGCCTTTGGAAGATGACGACATTGCTATGGATGCTCTTATTGATGGCATGGATAGTGAAGGCTTTGATGAACAAGCAATGAACTTTGCTGAGGGTGGTATGCCCACTTATGAAGAATATACAGGCCGCAAGTTTGGAGAAGCTGCTACAGTAGAGTATCGTAAATATACCAATGATGAGGGTGACATTATTGATGTTGCTTTTGTACGGGGTAAGCCTGTTAATGCTATTCCCACGGGATATTATCCAGTAGGTTCTAAACCGCCTGAAGAAGAAGAAGTACCAGTAGAAAACAAAAATCCTAATAGGGGTGGATCTGAGCAGGATAAACCAGACCCTTATATAGTACAGCATCAACAGCTTAGTTCAGATAAAGTGACTAGGCAGCGTAATAAAATACTAAATGAAATCAGTAAAGATATTCTTGATGGCAACGTAGATCCACGGGGAGAATCTAATGGTATGATAGGTTACGTTTCAAACATTGAAATTGCAGAACAGAAAATGTTAAAAGTTATGTTGCCAGATGCCATAGAGCTTTATAAAGGAATTACAACTAACCCTAATTTTCTGGACAAAATAGTATATAAAGGTAAGACAGATTTAGAAATAATGGCTATGTCAAATGCCTCAACTACAAATGCACGTAAGGCAAGTGGTCAACTAGATCCTGGTTATATTTCTTTAAAAGAACAGGGTTCTACTTTTATGAACACTAATGGTGTTAAGCCACAAAATTTTGTTATTACTAATGAAGAGGCAATACAAAATAGAGAAGATATTCTTGGTAAAACTCCTAGTCTTAAGGGTCTAGTTGAAGGATTCCTTACAGGTGTTATAGACTTTAATAAAAGTGGAGGTTTTGTTGGGGCCATTTTAGATATTGTTACTGATGGTGCAACAAGTGCAAAAAATTCAGTTGATGTAATTGGTAATATACTAGAAAACGTACTTACTGCAGGTGAGGTAACACCTGACATAGCAGAAAAAATACAAAAAGTAGATACTGTTATATCAAAAAATGTTATCCCTAAAGATCGTAGGGCTGTAACTCCTCCTGCACCTTCTATTAATCAAGAAGATATTGATAGTAAAAAGCTGCGTGGAGAGATGGCAGGTTCAGATAATTTTTCAATTGATGGTAGCTCTGCCATAGATAGAGAGTCTGACTATAAACCTAAAATTACAGACTCTCAACTTAAAAGTAATACTAGTGTTAATCCTACGGCTTCCTCTGCTGTTACTACAGGCATACCCTCTGCTAATGTAGTATCTCAAGCTGAATCAGACTTAATGAGTATGTTAGACAAGGAAGATGCATTAGGAACTACAGGAACTTTAGGCACTACACCTACAAAATTAACTTTAACACAAGCAGAAAAAGATGATCTTACTAGAATAGCAGTGCAACTGGGTCAAAATCCTGATGAAGTAATTGCAGAGTACGAGAATACTAACAGTGGAATAACTCTAGCCGAGTCAATTAAGAATGACATACAGAAAGTAAAAGAAGATAAAATTAAAAGTGATGCAAAGGATGCTGCAGCTAACCTTGTTTTTGCTAGGGAGAATAGTTTAAAGAAAAAACTAGATCCT